TCTGCAATGGGTGCTGTCGCCCACTCACCGCAGTAGATGAAGTCCTGTTCCGGTTTGAAGGTAAGGCAATCAGCCGGGGCGGTGCAGACCGCATAGCCCTTGGGAGATACATACGCCTTGAAGCCTGCAGAGGTTTCTATGCCCTTTGCGTGGCTTGTGGGGATACTTACCTCCACGGCATCACCGCTTGTCTTGCCGGCTTGCTCTGTGGCGGAAGATGCCACGTTTTCCACAACTGTTACCCCGCCGATAACGGAGGGATACCATTTGCCGTTGTGGAAATTGAAAAGAGTAATGGTCCTGTCGTGCATAGCCGTCACCCTCCTGCATAAAGGAGATTGACGCCAGTAGCATCCGGAACATTGGCCAGATACTTACAAGCGATGCTGCCGACCAGCCGTGCTTGCTCTGTCGCATTTGCCGCAGCCGAGGAATACACAGAAGCCGTAGCACCAACCGCCGTATAGGAAATGGATTCCTTGCCGGACGATATGGACGCTACGGCTCCACGGTACGTTCCATCGGAGGCTTTTTGTGCCGCTGCAGCTTGACGCTGGGCGTCAATCAGAAACAGAGCATCAGCAATGGCACACACCGCTTTTCTAACCTTTGTGGCGTGGACTTCGACCGTGGGAAAGGCCGTCATAAGCCGCCCAAAGGTCAAGGTGTCGAGTTCATCGCTCGCCATATCCAACCACTTGTCCGCGGCGTTTGCTTCCAGCACCTCGCCGTGGTACTTCTCGTGGTAAAAGTTATTGTCAGCGTATGCCACAGGAATCCTCCTTACTCGTCGGGATTGCCACCGGCGTTGCCGGCATCATTGCCACCGGCGTTGCCGGTCGCAGGCTTGTTGTTGCCCTTCTTGGTGGGCTTGGCTTCCTCGTAGTTGGGGGACTTCTGCATCAAGGCAATGGTTTCCTTGTTCTCGGTGGAAACGAAATTGCCGGTTTTCAGATTCTTAAAACGCATGGTCTTTACCTCCTGTTACAGATTAAGCGGACTGCTTAGGCTTGAAGATCAGATCGGGAGTGACAGCCTTGGTGCCGTAGTGGTAGAACAGTTCCACGCCGTAGGCCTCGGACAGAGGGATCTTCTCGGCGGTGTACTGATCGGTCATGATGGGCTGTGCAACAGAACCGGCGACCTGCAGAATGAAGGGAACACCAGTAGGCAGGTGGACGCAGGATTTGCACTCGACACCGTGCCAGGTGTAGAACTCCTCGGCAGCAGTATCCACATTGGAACGGGTCTGCTTGTCCAGGTTGTTGCGGATCTTGCCGTAGTAGGCGGTGTTCAGAGTGAGGTGCATGAGTTCGCGGGGAACGCCGTCAACGAACTCGTTCTGGGTGTTCTCGCACTCCTGGATCACGGCTTCCAGAATGTCCTCGATGGCAGCGGTAGCGAGATCAACTTCAACCTCAACGGCAGCATCGGCGGCAACCTGGAAGAACTCGGTGTCCAGAGCAGAAGCCATACGAAGAACGTGGTTCTTTGCACGCTTGTCCAGAACGCCCTCAACACCATACAGGCGCACGTCCTTCTCTTCCAGTTCCTCGACAATTTCCTTGTCGGTATTGATAGCGACGGTTACGGCAGCGGCCTTAACAGCGTTACCCTTGCCAGCAGCACGGGCGGTGCCGTAGTTCTGGGGAGTAGCATTTGCGAAACGCTTCGCCTCAACGGAGCCGGCAACAGGATCGCCGGACAGTTCGGTGTTCTTCATGCCGACAGAAACGAGGGACTTCATAACGCCCCCGATGGTCTTACCGTACAGCTCGGCCAGATAACCCTTGCCAGCTTCGGTGGTCAGCATATTCAGAGATTCAATTCTTGCCATGGTTTAACCTTCCTTTCGGGTTAGAAAATTTTGGGCGGCACGAACTTGTCACCCTCGGGCTTGGGATTGCCCAGATGATCGGTGAACTTGGGTGCCTTGGCTGCTTCGGCCGCAGCTTTCTCAGCCGCAGCCTTTTCTTCGGCGGTCTGATAAAGGCCTGCATCCTTTTCCTTGGCGGACTTCATATAGTCGTCCAGACCCAAGAAAGCGCCGTCCTTCCACTTCAAGCCGTTGGCTTCGTCGGTGATTTCGGCGATCAGCTGTGCTCTGGCGTAAGGGGATGCAACGCCATATTCGTCCAGCTTACCCTTGAGCCAGTCTGCCTGGTCACGCTGCAGGAGCTTCTTGGCGAAGTCCTTTTCTGCGTCCTCGGCCTTCTGCTTGTAGGACTGGATTTCCTGCTGAATCTTCTCGGGGTCGATACCCTCGAAGCCTTTCAGCGTGGTCTCGGCCGTTTCGAGCCGGGCTTTGTAGTCATCTCTTTCGCCGGTGAGATCTGCAATGACCTTGTCCTTTGCAGCCTTGGCGCTTTCGATGTCCTTGCCGTTCATAGCAAGTACCTGCGTAGCCTGTTCCTCGGTCAGACCGATTGCGGTGAGTTCTGCGGTTTTCATAGTGGTTTACCTCCTGTAACGATTAGGCTTTTTAGGACGTTGCCGTGTCCATCGTCTCGGCTTTGTTAGGACCGCCGATAGTCCAATGTTGTACCCTTGCCGGAGTCGAACCGGCTGAACCACGAGGGCATAAAAAAAGAGGGCTCCTTTCGGAACCCTCATAAGGTCGTATTCGCTTAAATGTCGAAGTGGTCGTAGAACTTATCAACGATACTCTCAAAGAGACGTCCGGTGTCTTTGGGATTACCCTCGGTATCGTATGCATACGGCAGTTCTGCTGTGATCTGCTCGTGAATCTCCAGAAGCTCGTCATCGGTGTAGTCCTTGTCATCGGACAACTCCAAGCCTATGGAAGATTTCATAAAGTCCAGTTCTTCGTCGGTGAATACCGATTTAACGCCGGTCATGGTGGCGAGCCTCCTTTCACTTTCAGTTTAGCAGCCAACTTTGCTGATGTAGCCCAACATGTGATGACCTTTCCGGTATCGACGTTGATAACCGCCGTGCAGCTCTCACCGACGAATTGTTGGGATCTATCTGCTCTTATATTACCCAACTTTAACGGCTTTGTCAACGCATCGGTTATATCGTTCGCTCTGGGGCCTCTGTACCGGGATCGGGTGTAGAGGTGGGTAGAAACGTCATTGATGGGAACGCCTGTCGAGGTAGTACCAGCAGCCTTAACCGTATCCTTGAACTTGCCGATGTTCCGTGCGGTCACAGCTGCTTTTGACGCTTCGCTACGGCTCCACTTGGCGACTCGTAGCCGATCATCGTACCGCTTGAGGTTGTTATCCTCGCAGAACTTGTTATAGGCTGCGTTCTGCTTGGACAGTTCCTCGGCGGTTCTGTCGTATTCCTCTTGGAGCTTCTGTTTGGTTTCCTCGTCGGCGCAGTTCTCAATGGCTGTTTGATAGCCCTTGAGTTTGGCTTTGTTCTTCCGGATAGCACGTTCCATAGCACGTTGCTTTTGGGATAGATCGTAAGCCCGTTTGTTTTCCTCGGCATCGAACTCCTTGTAGGGGTTGTGGTCGAGGTTGCCCGGGCCGAAGCTGTGCCGGCAGTTCCACCCACACAAACCCTCACCGGTACCGTAGCCGGTGCACTTCACGAAGTCCGGAAGTCCCGGGGTCTTGCCCTCACGGCTATACAGCTTACCTTGCCACCAAAAGTGGTTGCTGGGGTTCTCGCCGTTATCGCCGTATCGGGCTCCCAGATGGGCAGAAACAAGAATAATATCCCACCCTCTCTCCACCATGCCCTGTATGGAAAGATTGCCGGACGCTTGCGCTGTGCCGGTTCTAACGCACCTTAATACCGCTGTCTCTATGGTATCTGTGTGTCCGGTGGGATAGCGCACCTTTGCCTGCGTGTCGATCAGCTCGTCCACAGCTTCCTTTACCGCTTCGGTGTAGGATTGAGCGCCGGTGATCACCTTGAGATGTGCTTTATCGCACACGTTCATAAAGTGCTGTTCGCTATGGGTAGCCGTGGTCCGGGTGAAATTATGTATCTCACCATTGGTACGCTGATACGTGTCCGTGAGGATCTTCATCAGCGGCTCCGACTTGAGCAGCGGCGTGGATTCAAAACCCTGTGCCACATAGAATGCATCGTCAGCGTTCCACGCCCGGAGACCGGCATCTTCGAAGATTGCCATAACCTCGGCGTCGGTTTTCTTTGTCCACGCCTTGATCTGCCTTGTCAGTTCCTCGTAGTGACCGCCAGCCTCTTTGTAGAGTTCCAGTTGCCACTTATCGGAAGCACCAAAGGACCAATCCTCATTCCGTGCCAAGCGTGCCATAAGCCGCTTGATAAGATCGGTGGTAATCCAAATGTTCAGCTCGTCCAGTAGCGGATAGAGGGTATCGACGATCTCAAGCAGTTCTTGTGGAGTGAGCATATCGCACCTCCTTACTCAACGCCGAACAATCCCTTTTCCATATTGGCCTGTTCCGCTTCCTGTGTGAGTTTCTTTGCCTCTTCCTCGGTCATTCCCTCGAACTTCACGAAGTAGAGCCACTTCGGAATCCAGCCTTGGGCTGCGTAGCTTTTCCACGATGCCTTGTCCTCTTCGTAGGAATAGGTGATGTCACCGAAGTTGTAGTTGATCTCATACTCACCGAGGGGAGCCAGAGCGTACAGAGTAGCCATAGCAGCTACGCCATAGAAAGCCTGCTCAAGAGCATCTTTCAAGGCGTCTCTGTCGGTCTTGATGGTCTGGATCGTGTCACGGTCATCGGCTTCGACCTGTGTAGCGGTAATCATACCGGTCTGGCCGTCGAGGACGAACACGCCCTCGGAGAAGCCACACTTGACGCCTGCCATAGACAGGTTGAAGTTAATGTCCTTGATGCGCTGGTCGGTCAGCAGCGTAGGCACGTGCTCGTGGATAGCAGAAATGTCGCCGTCGTTGATGCCCAAGCCGAGACCCTTAACGAACCGGGGCAGCTGAATGCCCTTGTTGGTGGCGTTCTGGATAACGGTCTGTCCAACAAAGGTGATATGCTTGCTGTCATCGACCTCGGCGTTCTTACGGCTCACGCCTACGTCGATTGCCTCAAGTTCCGTAAGGGCGTTCGCAAATACAGACTGACCCAAGGGGCTTGTGGAGTCCACGATATTCACACCGGGAACACGGTAGAATGCGAACAGGGGCTTTTCGAGGTTGAGGATCGTAACCTCGTCCTGCATATGCGCCCACGCATCCACACTCTGCAGCGCCACAGGTCTGCCCAGGGAATACTTACCGGAGCCGTTCAGCTCATTCTTGAACGCCTTGTTGGTGACGATGTACTTGTCACCCTCGAACCGGTGATATTCGAGCCTGGTATAATGACCGTTGCCCTGTGTAGTGTGGTTGGCGAAGATGGCACCCACAATCTCGCCGTTATCATCCTTGGCGGTCACGCCGAAGTTTCCGGGCATCACGTAGTCCCACGTTTCGCCGTTCCACTTGATGACCATACCGCCGAGCCGTTCAGCTTCGGCAAACTTATCGGGCAAACGCTTCAACAGATCGTCAGCGATAGTCTGCATATACTCGGCTCTGGGAGAACCGGAGATAGCAATGCCGATGTCGAGCATAGCCAGCTTTGCCCGGGTGTCTGCGATATGCTTCGCCATATTGATGGTCTTTATGTCATCGCCATTATTCAACCACGGGGGTCTACCTGTGGAAATATCATCCCACAGTTTGATGGCGCTGTTCATCTCACTGGAAGTGATAAGATTAACGCCGAACACCTTGCCGATGTCAGAGCTGCTTGTTAAAAACATATTGCGAATCCTCCTCCATAGGCGACTAAAAATATTCATCTTATCACCGCCTTAAATAATGAATTTCAGTTCAGCACGTAACACAGTTCGGACGAAGTACCGCACTTGGTCCATACTGTGATCGTTCTCTTTGATGATGGCATCTTCGTCCTTTTCCTCGTCCCACGAATATGCCTCGAACTCGTTGAACGTATTACGGCAGTCCCGGTGGAAAAGGAGCTTGCCGGCATTAAGGAACTTGGTAACGTCCTGTATGCCGTTGAGTACGTCGTTGTCGGCTCGGACACAGTTCCATCTACCGTATTTCATAATCGTTTCGATCATTGACGAAGCAGATGGGTCGATAACGATGTACTCTATGGGATAGTCGCCTATGAGCTTCTCCAGCATCTTGTAGTAGGCCTCATTATCGACGCGGTTCATACTGCCGCCATCGTAATAGAGTTCCTTTATCATCGTTGCTGTCTGCTCTGCCGGGTTGTAGTCATACAGGCCAGCCGCAAAGGGATTGACGGTGCCGTAGTCGATTGCCACGTAATACCGGTGCCTACGGCTATAATCCGGCATACGGTGTACGATGTGTTTTGCCCGATCGAACATAGGATAGACCAAGCCTTCCGCACGTACCCACAGGCCTTGTATGTATCGGGCATAGAACACGCCTGTGTACATACTTTCGTACTCTGCCTTTTTCTTCTCCGATAGAGAGGGGTTGTCGTTCATTGTGAAATGGAGGTGGAGCATATTGCGACGCTCACACGGCTTTATCCATTCCTCATAGAACCAGTGCGTAGGTCCTTCGGGGTTGCAGTTAAACCACAGCTTCGAGCCCTCCACGGAGCATCGAGCCATAACCTGCTCAACGAATGATCGGGGCATTAGTGCCACCTCGTCCAGTAACACGCCTGCCAGGGTGATGCCCTGCACCAGCTGGTAGGACGATTCATCACGGCCACCGAACATATAGTATTTGTTGGTCACGTCACCGGCACGAATGAGAAGCATATTATCGCTGCGCCTGTCCGTGATCTCCACTATGCCGCCGAGCAGCTGTGGCAAAAGCATAATGACGTTACGCCGGAGGGAAGCGATTGTCTTACCGCAGATGGCGAAGTTCTGCCCATTGAAGTTACCCATACTCCACAGGACAAAGCCTACAGCCATACAGACCGTCTTGCCACTTCGGATAGATCCATCACAGATGATGCCGCCATAGTCTTTGAAGCGTGGTCTATTCCACCACGTCATCGCTATGTTCTGGCGTTTGCTCAAGTTCTGGTATATCATCGGTGTCTATATCCTCCATTGTGGCAGATAACAGGGCCTGCAGCAGATTGTTTTCCGGTGCAGCCTTGCCATCGTCGCCACGAGCCATGCGCAGCTTGTTCAGCGATTCGATGCACTTCTGTTTCTGTGCCTGGCACCGGGTCAAGGCTTCCTCAAGCCGTTGGATAATGTCATAGGTTGCTTCTGTGGTAGTGGTGAGGCGGTAAGATCGTCCAGGAAGTCTCTCGCCGGCGATGATCTTGGCAGTTATCCGATCTTCGTACATCTGCTTTTCTTCATCGTTGGCGAACTCTCTCTTTTCCTCCGACCGGACGATATTAGCAACGGCCTGTCCGCCCTTTGCCGCCTTATGCTTGGCGATAGAAGCCATAATACGGCGTTCCCGGACAGACAGTAGGCTTATCTCGTCAAGGAGTAACTGTTCTCCATCGAAGTCCAGTTCCTCAAGCATTTGCTTCTCTTCCTCGTCCAGCGTGTCCCAAAATATCCGGGAATACCCACCGTGCTTCAAGGCGTTTGTATTACCAACAGGAGCGCCATAACCCACAGCATTTGTATTGCCCGGAGGTGCACCCGCTTTCCGGGGTGCAGGTGCAGAGGACGCACCCGGTTGCGCCTGTGGGTTCTTGCTCTTATGCCTGCTGATCCAAGACTTAACCGTGTTGATGCTGACATCGTATTTCTCTGCCAGTTCTTTCGGCTTGAGCCCTTTTTTGTAGTCACTGATTACCCGCTTTCGGGTTTTCTCCATTTCGGTATTGGGAGCCTTTGTGTTACTCACACCACCACCTCGTTAAGATCGATTGTTTGTTCCGCTGAAAAAGAGCGACAGCAGCGTGTTTGATGCCTGTAGCAGTACACACGCCGCTGCGCTATTTCCCATATCTGTCTCTTTTCATCGTGCTTTCCCAGCCCTCATAGCGGTCCCGGGTTACCACGTCCTCAGAACACGGTTTCTTACACCGCTTCTTATTCTTCATACACATACAGACGGTCTGCCCCTTGACGATGTCAACATAGACCTTGATCCTTTCTTTATCCTTCACGGGGAGACCTCCTTTATGGTTATTCAGAAGTGAACACAGCGTCGCCTTCCTTGATGAACATGACGTGGCCGCACTTTTCACATACGACCTTGAAATACTTGGGTGGCTTCACAGCTACTTGGGAAGCAGAGGCTTTCGCCTTTTCCAGTTGGGCAGGGGTAACGATCGCAGCGTCCTTTGCTTCCTCCTTGGCTGCGCTCTCAAGATATGCCGCATACCGAGCTCTCTTTTCTTCTTCGGTCTCCGCTGCAGGCGCTTCGTCATCCTCATACACATTCGGAATGTCGAAGTCCTCAAACGGTACCGGCAGGCCGAGGGATTCAAAATCGAAATCGAAGTCGAGGTTAATCATATCAACCTCGTGCATCAGATCCTCACTGACCCACTCGGAGAACTCGGAGATCTTATTGTCTGCCAGACGATCCAGTTTGATGGTTTCTTCGTCGGCATCGGTCACCACGCAGGGTACTTCGGTCATACCGAGCTTAATTGCAGCGGCATAACGGGCGTGACCCTTTACGATGACGTTCTTCTTATCAATAACGATGGGGACATTGAAACCCACCTTGGGAATGATGTCCACCAACAGCTGAACGGTCTTGTCGTTCTTCCGAGGGTTGCGCACATAGGGCTTTACCTCGGAGATCTGCTTCATAACGATATTCTTAACAACTTCCATCGCCGGTCTCCTTTCGATACTTGTGCAGCTGCCGTGCCTGGTTCTCGGTGATGGCAGCACGGGTGTACGAATTATTCTCGTACAGCTTGGCATAGCCTGTGATGTGCTTGAGCCTTACCAGCTCTTCCGGTTCCAAGCCCAGTTCGTTGCAGACCTCAAGATCTGTCGCACCGTTCAAGAGCATTTCCATAACGATGTTGGACATACCGTTAATAGAGTGCTTTCCTCTGGCTCGGTTGTGGCGTACAGTAGAGGCCATAAGGTCGTTCATGGTCTTACTGTGAAGCACGACACAGGGCAGCTTGCCCTCGCACGATGCGTAGATGTCCTTGTACCTGCGCATAATGCTGTATCGGTGGAAGCCGTCGACGATCACGTATCTATCCTTGGATTTATCGTAGATCGTAACTACCGGCTGGGTGTATCCGTCTGACTTGACGGACTTATATAAGAGCTTCATCTCTTGAGTTGCCACGCTGTTCGGGTTGTAGTCGTTGGCGTGTACTTTCTCAATGGGAATCCACTCGACTTTGTAAATAGGTTGGTCCTTAATCATACCTTGCCTCCCATATATTCTTCAAACTGTTGCCGATCTCGCTCACGGTACACGTGCTTCTTATCACGGATGCGGAAGCGGGAGCGGGCGTTCGCGTTGTTGGTGCCGTCGATGTCGTTGAGAATGATCTCCTTGACGTGTACCCGATACCATTCGTCACCGGTCTGTTTCTTCCAGCGGTTTCGGAACAGGTCGTGGTACTCCGGCTTGATGATGTTCACGAGAAGATAATCCCGGTACTCAAGCCACGACGCAAACGCAAATGGGAGTTGGCGCGGAATGATGTCGCCGCTGTCGAAAGAGTGGGCAAAGGTACCCACGCCGCAGACACGGCGAATGAATTTGTTGTAGGTTGCCGGCTCAAATTCCTGCAGCATTTCAATGGAGTGCCATGCGGTTTCGTGTGTCAATGCACTTACTCGCATTGCCTCCTTTTTCAGCCCCCCATTGGTACTGGAGATCGTACACCCTGTTATAGCTCCAATGGTTGGAACCGATAGCTGTCCAGATGTCGTCGTTGGTGAAATCGTAGATCGGCCAAAACACCTGGCACTTTCCGGTTTTCTTCTTGCACCACGTGATACCTTTGTACTTCGCTTGATGCTGGGTGATCGCCACCCTCCGGTTGGGGCTTTCGGAAATTCGCATTCCAACCAGTACAGCGCAGTTATTGGATTCGGTGCAGTGATCCGGCAGTTCATTCACCAATTCGTGAAATCTGTTCGCCTTGCAGGGGTTTTCCTTGATGGACGTCTCGTGCTGTTCGTGGATCCAGATAGCCTTATCGTCCGGGTTCCAAACGTGGATGAAGTTCTTATCCGGGGACAGCGTATTGGTGAAATCGAACGGGATTTGGAACCAGTACGGATCTACCTCCGGCATAGCCATAATCTTCTCCATGTAATCGACGGTAGCTTGCCATTCGGCCTCTTGGTCAAGCCAGAACACCTTGAGGGGCAATCTGCCTTGCTCTTTTGCTACTGCCAACGCCATATGGAACAGTACGGTGCTATCCTTACCACCGGACATACTGACAATGACATCGTCGTGATTGTCGAAGATAAAGCGCAATCGCTCCATCGCTTCGTCAAACACATTGTTTTCCAGATAAATCATTGCCGGTCACCTCCGGCATCCAAGGAACAGGTCACACAGGGGTTGCTTTGGGATTTTTGCCTATGGGCATTTTGCATAGCTGTTACCTCCTTGATATATCGCCTATGGGCTTCAAGGAGCAGCAGGTAATAGAACCTCCTTCCGCAAAAATTAAAGCACCCATCGCTTTCTCAATGGCAGCGGTGGCAAACGCAGCCTCGAAAGAAATGGGTGCTTCGGTATGATTAAGATTGTACAGCCTACATTGTACCACGGACTATATTGCCCGGTCAATGAACTATTTTTGCCCTCACAATAACCGGATCGTTACCTCGGTTCGAGGGTGTTCTGGGTCATATAAGACCCGACTACCATCGTGGGAAACAACGATGCGGCTGTTATCATCGGCCAGCACGCCGTATTTTACAAGAATGTCGTCGATGGCTTCAAGGTGATTAGTGAGATCGGACACACGGCGGTCTTTCATATAGAACAGACACACCACCTCGCAGGGCTTGTCGATCTTCATCCCACGTCCTTTGACGAACCAACCGCATTGGGCTTCGTACTGCTCGTACTGTTCGCTTGGCAGCACCATACGGCGCTTACCGTGAACGACGATACGTTGGTGGTTCTTCTTGGTGATCGGCTGCAGAGGGATAGTCATTCGTAGAACTTCATTCTTCATCAAGGTAGTTCCTCCCGAAGATCCTGCGGAAGTCCTCGACGGTGGCGTTCTGCTCACGCATAAACTTCCTTTGCCCATATTCGTGGAGCTTCTGCATAGTCTCCTTACAGCCGTGTGCTGCCTGTTTCCCGGTACGATGGCAATCACCACACAGGAACACGGTCAGCTTGTATTTCGTGGAATGCTTGCGGTTAGAACCGCCGAAGATGTGGTGTTCCTCCAAGAACCTCCACCGGTGACAGAGGAAGCAGTGACCATCAGGCATTTTCAACCTCCGGGACGATGTCAAACAACCGCCTGCCGTTGTCCTGTAAGACTTGATACACACCCCGGGCAAAGGCTTCGATGATCTTCTCCCGGTTATCACCAAGATCAAGCTGGGCTTGATCCTCGATGCCGTGCATAATCTCGTGCCACATTGACAGGCACTTGTACTCGTGGCTGCACTCTTCCGCAACGGCGATCTCACAATCCATATGCCGGATCCGTCCAGCCAACATCTTAAGGCCATCATTCAGCCGAGGCTCCACGATAACCTTGAACTCAACACCGCCGATGCGAATACTGTTAGGTAACTTCATTTATTCCTCCTGTTCTGTATTGCGGTACGCAGCTTATACTTGACTATATACCAAAGCTGCTCAATCCAACTAACCTTTCGATAGCCCATAGAATACCCCCTTGAGTGCGTCCGTATTGGGAACTCCGCAATCTTGACCATCGAGGTTTGCAAAATAGCACTCTCCCTCCGGCAGCTCTTGATATTCACCGCCCGGGAACTTTGCGATTCCGGAAATGTCATGCGCAAACCCACCGCAAAGGGGACACCGGATAGCAAAAGGAACCGGCTTATGGTTCTCTCCAAATTCCTCAAGCCCTTTTTCAAGAAACATCCACCAAGTAAGGCCACATTTTTCGCAGCCGTACTTCATCGCACCGTGGACAAGGATGCCCGTTCCATTCTGCTCAATTTCTGCCATAGCACGGCGTTTTGCTTCCTCAAGATCCTTTTCAGCCTTTCGGTATATGCGTTCCTCGGACTCGATCTTGCTCTTGTTCCGCTCAAACGCCTTGCGGCGGTAATGCATATCTGCTTTGCTATTAGGGATACAGCGGTTAGTCATCCCGATCATTCTCGGCTTACCCATTGTTGGACACCTCCACCATTCCGAGCCGGTCTTGCAACCGCTGGATCTTCATAGCGATGTGATCGTCCACCATATCACCAAGTTCGTAAATGAGTTTCAGCTGCTCGATGGTAATGAGGACATCGGCGATCTCGTCTGCCAGTTCTTCCATAGAACCCTTTCCTCGGAAGATCTTGCAAATCTCCTTGGTCAGCTCACTCATTTCCTCAACGGCCATCATTACCTGGGCGTCGACGCCCCATTTCCGCAGAGCCACCTTATAGGTGGCCTTGCGTTCTGCGTATGTAACTTTTTCCATAGATCACTTCTTGCCTTTCTTGCCGAAGAAGATAAGCAGGCCGATCAAGATAACGATTTCAACGACGATCGTAGCACCGACACCGCACCAAAATTCCGGAATATACATTAGCTGTCACCTCCGTCAAACAAGGTCGTTCAAGCTGAAAACGATGCCGATGCAGAACAGTTCATCGTCCTCGTAAATCCGGAACGTTTCGTGGGGAATTGCCGTTTCAAAGGTCCACGTGGCATCGCTGGTATTGTGCCAAACAGCTTTGATCTCGGAAGCTGCTCTCTTGGCGGCAGCGAAATACTTGCACTCGTCGCAGTTGCAATCCGGTTCGTATAATACGCCATCCCGGTTGACGTGGAATGTGGTACCATCATAGGCGCCAACCTCATCGTCGATTGCACCGCAAAGCACTACCACATCGTCCGAGTAGCCGAATGCAACCACAAGGCCATTGTCGGCTGCCTGCGCCTCTTGCTCCTTGGTGATCTCGCTGTCATACTTGTTTCCGTCCAGCTGGGCGGCTAATTCTTTAGCTGTCATTTCTCCATTTCCTTTCTCAAGCTATCCTTGATGTAATAGTCAAGTCCGAGGGATTTACAAAGAACCTCGGCCCGTTCGCCGAATTCCTTCCAGTTGATGTCCGATGGCCAGTAATTCAGCTTCCCGATCTTCACGCGGTCGATGATGTCGTGACAGTTTTCAATGGCATCCAAAACCATATCGGCATCCACGACAGGCTCAAACGATACCCACGTTTTGATACCGAGCATTTTTGCCGAGTATATATCGGCCCATCTGTCGCTTGGCTCATACATTCCGTGAGCCGCCCCGTCATAAGTAATGCCGTACCAATCGTTTTCGTCCAACAGATCGAAGTCGCGGCTACCGTCTCCCTTTGTGAGAATCTGAACGTGGTTGCCGCTGTCCTTGATGATCTTTATGATCTCTCTCGTTATGGACGTATCGCACCCTGTCGGGTAGGGATCGCAAGTGAAGCACAGGTGGATCGTTTGACCGATGATATCCTCTCGGGAAAGCTGCAGTTTCAAAGCCTCCAAGATTCCGTCACGAGGTTCGACGCACGAGTGGAACGCTTCACGATCTCGACGTAGTACACTTGGTGCAAAACAGTAGAAACACCGGTGTGGGCATCCAGTATAAATGTTTATGGCATAATCGCCATATTCCTTTGCTTTGCCTTTCGGCTTATAGATAGGTTTCATATCAGTCCTCGTTTCTCCACCAACCTACACTGACCTCTCCGGTCCGTGTATTGGTAAGCACCTGTACGGTGCAGTTTTCAAAGATTTCTTCCTTGTCGTAAAAAGCCAAGTTCGTATCTACCCGTTGGACATTTCCGAACTTGCTCTCGCAAGAGGGGCAGACGTGCCGCCCCTCCGGTATTGAAGCACCGCAACACACGCAATTATTCATACGATGCCTCCGACCTCTCACGGATTCGGTCTTGGTGCGCATCGCAAAATTCAGAAGCCGGACAATGATCGCAATCTTCCGGCTCCCAATAATCCGGGTCGCAGGTAAAACCGCCGTCTTTCACAAGGGCAACACGGTCACTCGCCTTGAACCAGTCCATTTCCTTTTTCCCGGGAGTGTAGTACTTATCAAGAGCAGGTTTCCTATAAGCTTCAATGTCACAGAACGGAACATCCTCGCAGGCTTCTGTATGCGTTGCCAACGCCCGGGCTTTTCCTCTCGTTTCTGCAAATACTACGGTAGCGGAAAACTCGTATTTTTCCCTAACAAGCCAAGCTTTCATTGGTTGCTATCCTCACTTTCTGCCATTTGCCAGCATTCCTCAAACGGTTTGCTGTCCGCAAATTGGAGGTCTGTCGGCCAAACTGTCGCCATCGTACCGTCTGCATACTCAACGAGGGCGTGGGTGGCTCTGTACTGGAAGAACCGAGCGTTCTCGTTCGGCTCTTGGCCTCTGGGCAGCTGCGGTCTTGCGCTATTCACCCAGCGGTGAAATACGGCCTTTCGACCGTTGACCCAACAGGGCCTATATTCCGGGGTTTCGCTCACCGTAACTTGCTGTAAGGAGGTAATGGCATTAACCAATACCTGCATCAGCTCCGGTGCTTTAGGTTGTCTTTTTAACATGATCTTCCTCCACTATGACTTTGGGTAATGGTTCCGGTCCGAGCTGGATCGGCGTGGACATAAAGGGTTCTTTGGTAGACATCTCCCACCGGAGCTGACTCCAAATATCGCCGGCGATCAACACCGGTTCTGACTTCTTTTCGGGTGCGCCGTAGATAGGCCACGCCATATGGAAGATAGCCTTAAGCACGTGGTTGATATTGTCTCTGCGCTGGAGCGCCAAATCAAAGCCACGTCCGGTTGTGTCTTTCGCCTTGTCATACTCGGCAAATGCCAGATCCTCCGCAAGACCGCTTATGTTGGCTTGACCCATCCGGATACGAAAGAACTCTTCCAACGCTGCCAAGGTGGTTCGTGCCTGTGCCTCGGTCATTTCAATTATTACTTTCTTTGCCATATCAAGCCTCCCGCTTGGTTCTCTTGGGGTAGTGCCGCTTCCTGTATGTAACCTTGACGGTACAGGCGTCGCCCGGGGGACAAGGTCTCATACGGCCGGTCTTGAATATGTAGTTGCAGCAGATCATCCCGGCGCATTTTCCGTGATAGAAACATCTCGCACAGCTATTCATCCGGGTCGCTCCTGTTCTAAATATTCGGTAACACCATCTATGCATCTGGACGAATTATACGGATTGTCGCAATTTCCGTTATGAACACACAGATCGCAAATCATATTGTCATTCAAGAGCGTTGCCAGCTGAACATTATCGAGACTTCGGACATAGTCGCCGTTCGTTTGTATCGCCTTAGGCACTTGGCCACCCCGCTTTCTTCGCCTGCTTTGGGGTAAGCACCTTGCCGTCATCGTCCATATAGGCACGCACCTTGCCGTCGACGATCTCGAAGCCGATCTTCTCCATCTCGTCCAACAAGAACTTGATTCCCTCGTTCTTGTAACGCTCTGTCAGCTCCGTCACCCGGTCAGAGATCCGGAATTGGACCTCTTGACCGAACCCGAACTCGTCATTCATAGTAACGGCGCCTACGATCAGCGCCACTTGGATAGCTTGCAGGGAGTTGTCGTGAATATCCTGTTTCCGGTGGGACAGGCCCTCAACCTTATCGGTAAAGAACTCGCCGGAGATAGGCATACCCATCTGCTCCATACGGCGTTTGGCGTGAGCCATACCAACGTCAACATCTTGGTAGAACTCCCGCTCGTACTCCATATACCGATGAGAGTAACGAACAAGCCGCTTGTAGCCGACACCCTTGATCTCGTGCATTGCGATACTCAGGCAGAACAATGTGACCTGCGCGGCCTGCTCCCGGTTGAGGGCTACATCGTGCTTATGCTGAATTTTAATCCGCTGTGCATAAGGAATATCGCTGCGACCCATAACGCCGCCCTTATGCGACTTACTCCGCTTTTTCTTTGCTTTTGCCATAACCTTACCTGCTTTCGTCAAAGATATGGATGTTCAGTTCCTTGCCGAGCCAATCCAACCCTTTCCGGGTCAGCCAGTAGGTGCAGCCTTGTTTGCCGTTCCCTCTGTCGTGGATCTTCCCGTGCTCGGCATAGCCGGCACCACACAGAACTTCCCATTCATCGTTGTTGGCGTAGGTTGCGTAGTAATTCCGGTAGGGACGGTAAAACCGTTTGCCTTTGCGGACATAGGGGCGCTTGTGGTCAAGCCCAATAGCGTGCCGGGCTATTTTGATATATACGGATTCGCCCTTTTCCATCACCGCAGCCTCCCAACGCCGTTGGGCAGCATAGTGGAAATGTCGAGGTAGAAATCTTCCCAAATGGAGATCGTCGCCACAACTCGACCGTAGGGCTTCTCGTTGTACGAGATATTGAACTGCTCACACACCTTGTTTCCGCTGAACAAGGCAACAATGCGGATCACCAAGCCTTGGAACGAACACGCACCGGTCACCCAGGGCATCGCCATAATATCCATATCGGAAGCAAGACTACCGTGGAGGGCAACAGCCCACCCAGCATCCATAGCACACTGCCGAATGTCATCCCACATAGCTGCATAGAACGCAGCCCGGCCGTTGCAGGTAACGGCTTCTCTATTCTTCGCCATAACCGCCTCCATCCAGCGACAGGGATGCCGCCTTGCAGTAGGTGATGTAATCCTCGTACCGGACAAAGACCGTGTCGTACTTCTTCCACTTCTTGCAGAAGCCGATCTCCATTTTCACGGGAGCATCGAACTTGAAAACGGAGCTATTGTCATAATGCTCCTTGAACTCCTCGATGGTGTAAAGCTCTGCCTTTTCCGGGAACAGTGTGTACCCTCCAAAGGATCGCTTTTCGTCATCCTCTGTCCGGTGACCCCACAACACACAAGGCATACCGAACTTCCACCGATACTCGGTGTGCTTAATGCTGATCGCCAGCAAATTTCTTTTGGACATAGCATTGACTCCTTGTAATTTTGGTAGTGCGAGGCGAGAGTTGAACCGCCTTCTGTGCGTAAAGGAGAAAACCGCACGCTCCACCGGGACGCACTTTGCGAGGGCTATCCTTTGTTAGACATAGATCTTCGGAGGCGTGGGTATCTCCTGTCCACGATTGGGCCTCCAGAGGTGCAGACAATAGGGGTGGTTATTGACGTACTCACTTTTTTTGGGGTGGTACTGGACGGCGACTTCTTCCGGATCGAAGAACATATCCTTGATGGCGCACATTTCGTCCCACGTCGGCATCTTGTTCTTTCTGCTGATTCTGACGTGATCCCATCCGCCACCATCGGAAGCGATGACGAAAAAGGACTTTCCGTTGACGAACACCTTGAATACGCCGTTTCCTTTGCCGATCTCGCCGTGAGTGCTCATACCATAGACCCGGAGTTCCGTTCCTACATCCCGATACTGGTCGAGGGCGTGGAGATCTTTCATATCAGCCACCGAACCGCTTGCGGAAGAGTTCAGCCCTTTCCAGTAAGATGCGTGAGTCTCTGTTCAGCGCCATAGCGAGGCCATAGAAGCCGCTGGCAGCAGGTTCACACGCCATATTGGTTCTTTCGCCGTCTCCGTATTGGAGCGCCATAACTTCGTCGATCAGAGCGACAACTCTGCACATCCGGTCACCGGCTGCATTCAGTAGAGCCTCAACGCTCTCACGGGGCGGCTCGACAGGCATATTCCCAAAGGAAGCAGCCATCTTTACTTCGTTTTCGTACATAATGAACCTCCAAAATGTAAAGTATAGGTTGAATATTTCGCGGCAAAGATGCAAGTTATAAGCAAGTTAGAAGCAAGTTACCGCTTTTTGATACCATCAATGCCAAACATAAGGGCCGAGATGCGCTCACAGGCGATGTCGATGTCCTTGTAGATCGTTCTCTCGACAACACCCTCTTGCTCGGCGAGCTCTCCTACGGTATGACGGGTATCGCTTATGTACAGGCCGTCGATGACACGCCACCGGCGTTCATCCTCTTCCGAGCCATACTGGAAGCAATACACTTGGTAGAGCTGGAGCATTGTATCAATGTGCCGTACAATGGTCGTAGTCCTCGACGCAGATCGCTTGATGCTCTCTACAAAGAGGTTGGAAGATCTGCCCGGCATCATCAAATCCTCCATTATTTGCATAGGATCTTCCTCGATGGCTTCTGCCTCGAACACGGCGTTGGCGGCGTGATCCTTGATAACACGGTAGTTGCGAAGCAATAATTTTGTGTTCCTCAAGCGCCGGTCTGACATTTCCCGGCTCTCACGCTGCCGTTCCTTTTCCAAGGTTTCCATCGCAGCCTTGGCGCCGGCTTCTGCAGCCAGCCGGATAATTTCTTCTTGGGTCATATTCACACCACCTTTATGCCGTGGACGAGGTTAACCCTCGTCCACATCTTCTTCGAGATCTTCCAGATCCGCTAAGTCATCGGGATCCAGTTCTTCGTCATCGTCATCGACATTGCATCCGGGAACAAAAACGATGTGGTTGCCGTTCTGCATTTCTTTCTCCTCGTCGGAGAATTCATAGCCGAGGGTAATAAGCACATCGTAGAGATCGTCCAACCTGTCGTTATCACAGTGCTGGTAATCATACTCTCCGCAATTCCAAATACGGTGCCAGTAACCGTTGCTGTGGTCATCCATACAGGCGACAGCCATACAGAACAAGGTCTTTTCGGGCTGTGCCTCAAGGCAGGAACGAATACCGTCAACCTCTGTAATGGGTTGACCTTGATCCAGTTCCTTGGCATCCAGCTTGATACCGAGGTAGTAGCCCAGGGCATCCCAATCGATCTCGGTGCTGTATCTGTCTGTCACGATCTGCATGACGTTCGCCACATAACCGAAAACCCTGTGAATGTTGCGCTTGCACTCGGCGTTGGTGAGCTTCTTGAGGAAGTCACACCGGAGATCGTAGTGCCGATCATTGATATCTTCGTACCGCAGGCGTTTCAGCTCGGCCTTACGCTGCCGTTCTTCGGCCTCTGCCTTTTTAACAGCTTCCGCATCCATATCCTTTTCCTTGTAGATGTCGATTTGGTTTCTGCTGATCTTGTAGAAATACTTCACGGTGTCGGCATCTTCGGGAACAACCACATCGGCACTCATATTCCAGTAACCATAGTTGCGGAGGTATTGCCGGTTTTGGTAGTTGGCGTTGGGATCTTCGGTGGCGAAAGTCTTGATCGCTTCCAGCCATTCAGCCATACGCTTGGCTATATTCTGATCTTTCAAGGCGCTTTGAAGCTCGTTCTTGAAGTTGGGCGTACCCATACTGGCAAGCACCTTGTTCCGGACCTCAAGATCGTCGATCTTCGCCAGCTCGTCAAAATCGCCGAGGGTAAGCTGCCGGGAGGAAACCTTTTTGAGCGTCTTATCATCCAGTTTGGCAATCTCCAAGCGCTTCCGAACTGTGGACTTGGAGAAACCGGACTTCTCGGAAATGACTTCCACGCTGTCGCCCATATCGAGCATCATTTGGAAGCCCTGCGCCTGCTCATAAACGGTCAAGTCCACACGCTGCATATTCTCGGTAAGCATCGTGGAGACCTGTTCCTTGTGGGTCATTTCCACCACGGTACAGGGCATTTCGGTCAGCCCGGCTACCTTTGCCGCCGCAAGACGGCGGTGTCCGATAATAACCGTGTAGCCGGTATCCAGCCACTTGCGATTCATAAGCTGCCGATCTTCCTCAGTGGGATTCTTCTTGTATCGGGCGACGACTTCCAGCCATTCTTCATTGGTCATCGTATGGCCGGGGACAACAGTAAGGTTCTGCAGAACGCCGTTTGCCTTAAGGCTCTCTGCAAGCTCGGCTACATCGCCTACATCCTTTCGGAGGTTATCCGGGTGCGGATGCAACAGCCCGGTTTCTATCATCACAATATCTGCCATTAGCATTTACTCCTTAATCAAAAAAGTGTTAATTGTCCGCTGTCGGACTCTGTAATGGAGAACATCGGCTCTTGGGTGGCCGCTTGTGCCTCTTGGGGTTCTGCCTTGGGTAACGATGGGGTTTCTTCTTTCTTCTGCTCCGCAGGCACCGGTGCGCTCTCCGTAGGCGATACAGGCGGTTGATCTTCATCCCTCCGGAATTGGCGGCATACCCACGCCGGGTCGATGAAGTTCATCGGCATAAACCACGCCTCTTGATCGGGCTTGAGGTTAGGCCACAGCACCGGGCCGGTAAGAGGGTTGCATATTGTGTCTGCGATCACCACATAACCGGCACAGCCTAATAGGGAGAGCTGTATGTAGCACATCATACCGGCTAACCGGTCAATGTCCTGTCCGACAAACCACACCTGTGAGCTGCCGATGTGCATAAGCTCCAAGGCGTTCCTTGCGGCGATCAGCGTTGCGCCTGCGCCGCAGGCCGGGTCATTGACGGTAACGTACCCTTTAGCCATAATCTTGTCGGCGGCATCTTGGACGGTGATTTTCGCCATCATCTGACACACGCTGTACGGCGTGAAGAACTGACCTTTCCAATGGTTGCCCAGTTCCAGAGCCATAAACATTTCGCCGAGGAAGTCCTGTTCCGAGTTCCTTTCGAGCGAAGCAACAAGGATAGACACAAGCTCCGGGAATACCTGTTGCTGGCTTTTGGTATAGTCGCCGATGATGGACATGTACCGCGCCTCACGATCTTGCCTTACCTTTGCCCGAACCTCGACGCTGTTCGCTATGGCGATTGCGGTCATCTCCACGAAGTCGCTCCAAACCTGCCAGGTACTCTTTGAAACGCACAGTTCAGAGAATAGCTTTTGGAACTCCTGTTGCCCTTGCCGGAGGTGGCGTACTACTTTAGCCATTGGCGTCCCAGAAGTAGGGGTAGCAGAAAGTGTGTCCGCCGATACTGCCCCAAATGTTGTCGTTCTCCGGGGAGGTGGCGAAGAACACCACCTCCAAAGGGAGGACGTTAGGACCGTTAAGCGCCGTGAAGATCGCCTCGTACTGTTTCTCTCCCGGGGTAGCCTTGTCCACATTGGCTGCGGTTGCGAACTGCCCCTTTTCAAAGATCACATCGTACAAGGTGTCGGGGAAAGAACCGGACAGGATCCTATTGAACACGACTTCCGCCACGGCTTGCTGACCCTCGAAGCACTCACCACGAGCCTCAAGCCAAATAATGCGTGCCAGCAGTTCAATATCATCCTTTGTCAGATCGATGCCGGAATATCTGCTTTCCGGGATCGGTTCTGCCGGGGCCGTTGTGATATGTACCAGCTCCACCGGAGTAAAGGCCGGGACGATCTCGTTGGTGGGGATTGTGTTATCCGTCACCGTCACGATCTCCAGCGGTACCGGTTCGGGTTCAGGTTCAGCGGAAACCCAAAGAGTAGCGGCTACAAGGATAGCAGCCATTATGACTAAAAATCTGTTCATTAGCATTAAACCTCTTTCTTTGCCGGCAAGGCTGTTACCGAGCCGCCCGGCAATGTTTTTCTTTCTCTCAAAATAGACCGGTATTCAGCCTCGAACCGATCCCACTTCCACATTGAAAACTCCTTTCCGTCATTTCCGATATGGGTTTCGATCAATTCGTTCGGGCCACCCAGCCGGGCTACAATTACCTTTTCCGGGCAACCGTCCGGAAGTTGTGCGAACCACGCTTCCAAGGAGCCGGAGAAGCTCTCGCCACTTCGGATGTTCCATTCCATTTGGGCGATTGTGCTTTCTATCTCCTTGTTGAAGATGTCAGCCTGCTCTTTGAATTCAGCTATGGTCGGGGGGAACTTACAAACTCGGCATAGTTTGATAAGCGCCTGCTGTCCTGTCCAGAAGTCCACTTCCGGCAGGCAGCTTGCCCACAGCTTTATTGTCGGTGCCAGCTTGGTTATGCCGCCTTTGAACATTTCGGCATTCGGCCAAGCCAGCATCATAACCGAGAAAAGTTCAGACATTTCCTTGTTGGTCATACATCTTCCTCCGCCTCAAATATCGCGTGAACGGTACGGAGATCATCGACCACGCCGTTTCTGTGCGAGGTATCCCGGTGTTCTTTGAGGGGGTAGACGTCAAGCCAACAGTTCTTGATACTCTGTTCAAGAACATCGATCCAAAGGTTGGGAGAAAATTCACGCTGCAGCTTATTTACAAGCAGTTTCTTCGCCCGATCCGTCATAGGCTTCTTGATGCCCTTACGCATCTGCTCAAAATCTTTCAAAGCCTCAAGCAGATCGTCATCATCACCCGCAAACTCGGAAAAGGCGTCAGCCTTTTTCTCTTTACCTCTTATCTCTGAACTCTTTTCTCTATTCTCTTTACTCTTATCTCTATCTCTATTATCTGTAGGCACAATTTCGGACACAGGTGCGGACACATTGTGTCCACTACCGTCTCCAAGCTGTGCTTGCTGATTTGCCCTCATTCTGCGGTTCTTTTCGGCATAATCAGTTTCACTTCCTACGAGATTGTCGTGGTCGGTCATAACGAGGGTGCCATCCACGTCCTCGTATATAAGACCGGCTTGGCGATAGAGATTAAGAGCAACACGGATGGTGTCGATAGAGAACCATTTGCAATCACGCTGGATCTTCTCGACATCGAACGGAATGATGATCTCGCCGATCTGCCGGGACAGGCGACCATCCGTGTTGATGGTTTTGAGGCAGAGCATTTGGTAGAGAACAACGTAATTGGCACCGTCAGGCTGGGACATAAAGTAGTCGATTGTATCGCTGGTCATAAAGCTCTCCTTGAGCTTCATCCAGTAATACCGTTTGCCTGTTGCCATTGGTAGACCTCCTTAGAACGGCAGCTGCGCATCGTCGTCGTCCAGTTCGGCGAAGTCGGACATAGGAGCCGGTGCAGCATAGCCGGGAGCGTTGTAGCCACCGTTGGTCGGGGCGTTATAGCCGCCATTACCGGAGCTGCCGTCGTTATCCTTTTTGCTGTCGCCGAAGTATACGCTGTCAGCGATAACCTCTGCGCTGCGTCTCTTGTTGCCATCCTTATCGGTCCATCCCCGAATTTGGAGGCGACCATCGACAACAGCCATACGGCCCTTGGAGAAATACTTGGACACGAACTCGCCGGTCTGTCTCCACGCCACGCAGTCGATGAAGTCGGTTTCCTTTTCGCCGCTATCCTTACCGGAGAAGTCACGATCAACGGCGAGGGTGAAACTGGCCACAGCCACACCGGAGGCGGTTCGCCGCAACTCCGGGTCACGGGTCAGACGGCCCATAATCGTGATATGATTAAGCATCTGTTCCAGCCTCCGCATCTTCGGAAGTGTCGCTGTCGCCGGTTATAACCGGGTGTACGAGGTGGGAAACGACCTCCACGATGTTCTCAACCACGTAGTTCTTCTCGGTGGCCTGCGCCTCCATAATGACGCTGAGGTATGCGCGAGAGGTGACGAGTTCTGCGAACTCCTCTGCGCTGATAGTGACGGTGCCGGGAACGGCAACGCAAATTCCTTTATCCATAGGTTCTTTCCTTTCTGCAGATCTGAATTACTGCTTTGCACTGCCCAACATCGAACATTCCGATATGGGTCTTATCCACCGGCAAGTGCATCTGCTCCGCAAGCCAAGCGTAGGCTGCGTTTCTGCGGTGCTTGAACTTGCCATACTTCCAAAGGGGGTCAAAAGCTGCGTGTGCCTCTTTCTTCCAGTAGCGGAGCTGGGCATTTGCCAATCTACCAAGAGGCTTGTCTGTGCCTTTGTGAACTCCGACATACGCCATACAGTTCCGGCACAGGTAGATCATTCCGTAGCTTTTGCCGTAGATTACCTTGCTGTCGACGTACTCTGCACGTCGGCCGCAATAATCGCAATGGACTTTTCTCATAGCTGTTTTTCGTATCCCTCCAATCTTGCCAACTGGTCCGGGGTCATAGTCTCAAGGCCGAGACCCTTTGCGACGTAGATCGTTCCGTCAATCAGCCGTGCCATTTCCTTGCTGTCCAAGGTATGGGTGCGCTTGAAGAACAGATAACAGTCGTATTCTCGGTCATTGACCACCATAGACTTGTACCATTTGGCGTACGGGTAAAAATCGTCAAGGCTTGCATTTGACGGTATCATAGCCCCGAGGACACTTCCGGTCTCGTCGGTGGCAAGCGTGCCATACTCAAGGACGAGTTGGCGTTTTACCTCGTCATTACCGAGGCTCTGGGCCTCGGCAATTTTGTTGACGAGTACGTGGAAATAGGCGTTGGCATCTTTGCTCCGGGGCTCACGCCACCGCTTGATCTCCACGCTGATGTCGTAATCCTTGAGATCGTCAAAGGATTGCGTAAAGTCAGATGTGACCGTTACGGTGATATGCTGTTCACCCTTGGATCCAAAGGTAAGATCCTTTAGCCGTCCTTTCACTTGGCCACCCACTTCTCCAGATAGATGTCAAGCAGCCCCATAGCCTCAATAGAGGTAATGAACTCGCAGATAATGTCAGCAATCGACCGTGTTTCCTCCCGGGGGTAAACCTCCCTATAAAGGTCTGTGCCATCACTGACGAGGTACTGGAACTCGTGCGCTTCCGGAACGAGATAAAGATATGCCGGGTGCTGAGGACTTTCCAAATAGCTGCCAGCAAGGTCAAGGCTGCCAAAACTCTTGGACTTGTACTTGACGTCGAAGATCACACCGGCCTGCAGAGAGTCGAGGACACCGTAGAGCAGAAACGTATAGCCGTTTACTTCGATTTCTCTTTGTACCCGGATCTGCGAGGGGGCGCCTTTGATAACAGATGCAACCAGCTGGATACCGCTTTCCCATTTGGGGTGGGGCGCTCTCGGTCTGCCTTGGGCAGCGGCGTAAACCTCTGCTTCAAAAGCGTTTCCGTCAGCCATTGCATCGGTAGTGGGCGTAGGCTCCCGGTTTAGCGTTCTGATGAAATCCTCTTTTGCCTGTTCCTGTCCGTCTTCCCAACAGGAGAACATATAGCCCCAAGACGAAAGCAGGGATTGCGTCATCAGGTAACGTGCCATCACTTCGCCTCCACGGACTTAAAGGAATTGAGTTCCCGGCTCCAGATCAAGCCCAGTTCGGAAGTCTTGGCCTTGAGCATTGCGGACGCTTCTTTCTTGGAAGTCAGTGCGTGATCCAGCGTGGGGATCTTCGCAGCTGCGGCGTTGGCGGTTTCGATGTCGGTGATGCTGGCAAGGATTTCTGCAACCTGTGCCATCACCGCATCGTACTGTTCCTTGAGGGGAGCGAACACCTGGTTCTCGTCCTCGATGCTCTTCTTGGCCTTGTCGAACAGCTTGGTCAAAAAGTCGTTCTGATCGGTGGGGCCGAGCTGGGGAACGGTGTATCTGCCGGCGATACCGTGGCAGCCCTTGGCGAAGTATTCCTGTTCGGGAGTGAAGCACACCACACGGCTGTCGCCGATCATCTGGACGTAACCGCCAAAGTCGCAGGGGGTCCACACGATGTTCTTGGCTGCGCCCTCACACATAAGGCGCTGCTGGGTGTTGCCGTCCTTGTCGGTCTTTTCCTCGCTGTGGAACACGTAGATCACGTTCTTATTCAGAACGTCCTTGATGTAACTGGTGAAACGGTTGAACTCGGACTTGACGGCGCCGAAGCCTTTGAGGGAGATAGAGCCGTTCTTCTGCTTGTTGACGGCGGGATTGGAACGCATTGCCCAGTCCTGCAGGAACGTCACGAAGCTACCGCCAGTGTCGATGATGATGGTCTGACAGGCGGCGACCTCCGGGGATTCAATGTCAGACAGGACCTCTTCGTAATTGGTGCAGACGATGGTGGTCTTGCGGTGCTGCGCCTTGACGCGGGACATACCCCGGTCGAAGTCGATAATCACAGGATCGGGTGCGGACAGTGCCAGGGTGGTCTTGCCCACGCCGGGGGAGCCGTAGAGGATCATAGAGAACTTCTTGTCGGAGAAAGTCATGTCGATGGGTTGCTTAATCATTGGGTGTACTCCTTTCAGTGTTGACCGTTCTTGTGACGGTAATTTTTTCGTGACAGAACCGGTGGAAGTTTCCGCCCGGACCGGCCATTTCGGTTTTCTTGAACTGCTCCTCGGTATAGACCCAACAGCAGTTCATAATGCCCTCGATCTTGTCGGGGTGAAACACCCGGAACACAGCACACGCCGTATTCATATCGGGGGCGGTGATTTCAGTCCAGCCGCCCACAAAGGGCTGACCGTCTGTGCCATAGGTAAAATAGAATGTAGGCATTGGTTACTCCTTTTCCGGGAAGCATTCATCAGCTTCCCACGCATCAACGGATTGGATGCAGCAATTACAGCCGAGACAAGAGCCATCCGCTTCTCTGTAGATTGTTTCACATTCCTCGCCGCAGACCGGGCAATGGGGGTATTCCGGTTCTTTCCCGTCCGGGTAGCCGGTTGCCTCCATATTGCGGATCACAGGGTGGTCGGGGATTCCGGGCATGTTGCACCTCGCATTCTCTTAATCAATGCATAAAGCCAAGCCTGCACTGACGGATACTCGTCTTGCTCGACTTGGCCTTGCAACCATTCAAAGTCTTTTTCCGTCATTCGGAGAGTGACTTTCTTGCCGAGCTTACGCTTGTAGTTCTCGCCCTTGCGAACCGGCTTGCTGTCCAACTTAATGTCGTAGGCCTCGCAGATGATACGAAGCACGTCGGGGTGGGGCAAGCAGCCGTATTTGTCGTAGGACTCACATTGGCTCATAATCTGCCGGGTAAACTTCGGAAACCGGCTCTGCACCAGCTTCGACAGGTCTTTAGCCTGTACCCCCGTCAGTTCACGAACTTCACGGAGACGAAAACAGTCATTGACATTTGGAAAAAGATTTGATAGACTATTTACGTCATTAGCATTGACATCTTTTGAGGGCATCCCCGCGGCATCGGGGGTGTCCTCTTTTTCTTTGCAGTCGCACGGCTCGTTGTGATCGAGGTGTGCGCCACAATCGGGACACGTCTTGTACTTCATTGGATTCTCCTTTCTCAATAATACTTTTTGCTGACGTCGGTGCATTTGCTGTCGGGGAAGATCAACCACTTATACAGGATGAAACTGCAAGTGATGAATCCGGGAACTGCGAACACTCCCAGAACAATGACCAACGTGTCGGGTCTGAAACGCACAATAGCGTACAGTACCGCCGACAGCAGAAGCATAATGCACGCGGTCACAGCTTTTCCTTTAGCCTTACTCAATTAACTCACCTCCTCGTTTTGCGGCTTCTGCCGCTTTTTTCGCCGCAAGCCACGCTTCGTACTTTTCAGCGACTCCCGGCTGCTTCATATACTCGGCCACGGCATCCACAATCGGAGCCAAGAGGAACGGCCGAACACACTGCGGAATGGTTGCGGTGTCAATCACCACAGATTGCGACCCCACCATAACGATCACCTCCACCAACTGTGGTAGTCGCAAAACTTACGCCCCACGTAAGTTCGGGGCAAAAAAAACGCGACCGGAAGTTTCCGGAGCCATTTCCAGAGTTACAGACAGCTTTTCCATAACATCTGCAGAGGGGCGAGCCGTGCCGTCAAGGACTTTTCCGAGCGTATTTCTGCTGATATTGGCATCTTTTGCGAGGGACGAAATGGTATGATACCCCTTTTCCACCATCAGCTTTCGCAGCGCAATGGTGTCAACAACGTAGTTCTGCATTGCCAACCTCCTTTCTTGTGCGGTCAAAACTTACGCGGTATGTAAGTATATTACCACCGCTATGCCCGCTTGTCAATACGTTTTGCGAAAGTTTTTTGAAAATTTGCACAGGTTTTATTGCATTGTGCGTAAGGCTGTGATAGAATACCTATATATCAAAGAAAGAAGGTTGCGACTTATGGCAAAAATTCACGCACGTATCAAGGAGCGCAGAGAGGCTGTCGGTCTCACCCTTGCCCAGCTTGCAGAACTCACCGGTGTTAAAGAGGCTACTGCTCAACGTTGGGAAAGCGGTAATATCAAGACCATCAAGTACGAAACGGTTGAGATCCTTGCCGAAGCTCTGCATTGCACACCTCAGTACCTTATGGGTTGGGAAGATAATAAGCCCGCCACCGATGATGATGACGGGCTTTCTGCTATTTCCAAATTATTCACCGAACTGTCTCCAGATAATCGTTCCAAATTGCTTGAACTGGGTCGCCTCTTTTTAGACGCTCAACGCAAAAGCGAATAAACTCGACGAACTTTTCTCCATTTTGGGCAGACTCGGCCTGTTCCGCCATTTCATAGAACTCGCGGAACTGTTCAAATTCGTTTTTTGTCATGGTTGGCAGCTCCTTTTTGATAAGATGGCTGTCGGCAGCATAACCATTATAACAGATTGTAACTTATTTGGGTAGATTTGATATAAAATAACATCCGCATTCGGACTTTCGACCAATATCGAGCCCAAAATAAAAGGAAGGATTGCTCTATGAAAACAAAGAAACCTGCACTTGTAACTTGCCGTAAACATTGGTCAGCATACGTTGTCCCGGGCCTGTTTTTCGGTCTCCTGTTCCTTGGCGGTATCGCCGGCCTCGTCACTGACGGAGCCGAGGGTTTTATCGCTATTGCCGCAGCTGTGGTGTTGTTTGGTATCTGCTATTTGCTTATCCACGCAAACTACCTTGCGCTCCGTGAGGACGCTGTCGTAGGCAAGACCGGATTTATTAAGACCGTAAAGGTTGTGGCTCCGATCTCCAAAATACAGGACGTGTCTGTGCATAGCGGCCTTTTTGGTAAGCTGTTCGGATACAGCACAGTAACTGTGAGCACAGCCGGCACCGCTGGTACCGAGTATATCTTTACCAAGGTAGCCAATGCGGAAGAATTCCAACAAAAGTACATCGAGATTGCAAACAGATAATCTATCATTTTCGTGAAGTCACGAAAATGGCAAGAAAGAGAGGTGACACCGTTGACTACGCCCAAGCATCCGCCAAAACCGAAACGTGGTAAGAAGATTGAAGCCGAAGCCATCGGTGTCATCTATGCCCGATATAGCAGCCACTCCCAAAGGGATATAAGTATTGAACAGCAGATCGCCAAGGACCAGGAACTTGCCGCAGAATACGGAATTAAGATAGTCGCTATCTATGCTGACCGAGCCGTTTCCGGCCGGACGGATAAGCGCAAAGAGTTCCAGAAGATGATGCGCGAGCTGCCCAAGCATAAGGCAAAGTACGTCATTGCCTGGAAGTCCAACCGTATGGGCCGTAATATGCTCGAATCTATGGTAAACGAAACCCGGCTTCAGGATATGGGCGTTCGGGTGCTTTACGTGGAGGAGGACTTTGACGATACCGCCGCAGGTCGTTTCGCTGCCCGGTCGATGATGAATGTCAACCAGTTCTATTCCGATGCGATGTCCGAGGATATTCGTCGCGGCCTTATGGATAATGCAGAGAAATGTATGGTCAACGGCTCCGTTCCTTTCGGATACAGACGCGGCGCTGACGGATACTATGAAGTGGATCCGGAAAAGGCAGCTATCGTCCGGGAGATCTTCAAGCGGTTCCTTGATAGCGAATCCTTTGCAGAGATCGGGCGGGATCTCAATTCCCGTGGTATTCGTACAAAGCGTGGCAACCCGTGGAACAAAAACAGTTTCCACCGTCTGTTGAGCAACGAGACCTATATCGGCGTTTACAAATACTCCGGTATCCGCAAAGAGGGCGGCGTGCCGGCAATCATCACCAAGGAGGTGTTCGACGCAGCGCAGGAACGGCTCAGAACAAAGCCTAACCCTGTAGGCCGTCATCGTATGAATAGTGATTACCTTTTGACCGGAAAGTTGTTTTGCGGTCACTGTGGCTCCCCGATGGTGGGGATCAGCGGTACCAGCAAGACCGGAGATAAACATTACTATTACAGTTGTCAAAAGCACCGCTTGGAAAAGACGTGCGACAAGAAGAATGTCAAGCGGGACTACATAGAAGCACGTGTCCTTGAAAAGATAAGGGAATGCCTTATGGACGATCACGTTATTCAATGGCTCGTTGACGGCTATGAGGAATTTGTTATTAAGGTCCGTTCCGAATCGCTGCTTGCCACCTACGAGCAAGATCTGGAGGAAGTCAAAAAGTCCCTCAAGAACATTATGCGCGCCATTGAGCAGGGCATCTTCACAGATACCACCAAGGAACGTTTGGAGGAGCTGGAAGAGGAACGTCGTGTCCTTGAGGGTAACATAGCTGCGGAAAAAGCTATGCTCGTCGATACTCCAAAGGAGCAGGTGCAGTTCTGGCTTGAGTCCTGGCGTCAAGGTGATGTCACCGATCAGAAGACCGCCGAGCGTATGATAGACACCTTCGTTAAGGCTGTTTACCTCTACGACACGGACGGCGGCTTGCGAGGAAAGATTGTCTGCAACTACACAGGCAAGAACAGCACCTTGGAATTCAGCCTTGACGACCTCGAAGATCTGCCAGAGGCGGCATCACGGAGTGTTCGTATAAGCTCCCGTCAAGTCCACCAAAAGAGCCAATACGAACTCAATACCGTTATCTATGTATTGCGGGATGTTTTCGTATTGGTCACTGACCTATAATCAGCAGAGGCATCACGTTATATTGCGTGGTGCCTCTGCTGCGTTCGCCGGTCTTGACGGGATACTTATAACGTATTCCGTGATAATCTAACATTTTCACCACAAATTCCCGGATTTGCGGTAGATTATCACTAAAGGAGCGGCATAAGTATGATTAAGATTTATTTGTCAAGAAAGCTCGGCGAGCTGCGCTTGACGCAAGCCGACCTTGCCCGGCTCACGGGCATACGTCCCACCACCATCAATGAGATTTACCACGAGATCGCAGAGAG